AAAATAAAACATTTAAAACAAGACGGGTATCAATTATTGTTACCTACAGATTGGTATGTTATAAGAGAGGTAGCAGAAAAAAAATCTATACCTGATAAAATAAAAGAGCAAAGAAAAGCTATATACGATTCAATTAATAAAAAAGAAGCAGAAATAAATTCTTTAAATACAATAAAAAAAGTTGAAGAGTTTGATATAACAATTTAATATGGCACTAGACCAAAAATTTTTTAAGAAATCTACAGCAGCTGGTTCTGGAGCAGCAAACCAAGAGCAAGGACTATTTATATATGCGGATGCTAACGATGTAGATTCTTATGATGGCGATGGAAGTATTTGGTATGATATTAATGGTCATGAGTTGAGCGTTCCTCTTACAGATAATAATGATAATTTAGAAGTGCACATAGATGCAAGTAATACTAATTGTTATCCTGGTTATGGCTCAACAATAACCGATATATCTACAAACGGATATAGTTTTAGTCCACACGGAAATGCAGCATTTTCAACAGCTACAGGTGACAACTTAACAAGAGGTTATTTTGCATTAGACGGAGCAGATGATGGTTTACGAACAACTGATGCTGTTACAGGATTTAGTGGTGATTTAACTTTTGAATGGTGGTTTAATGCTTCAGAAAGTACTAATTTTGCATTATTACATGCTAATCCGGCTTCAAATGATTCAGGAATAAATGGAATTTTTATTGGTAATGCTGCAGGTAGTGCTGGTGCAATAGAAATTTACAGAAAAAGAACAGATGGAACACTTGATTCAGGTCAAAGCGGTTCTACAGGCTTATCAGGTATGGCTTCTGACGGGTGGGTACATTTTGTAATAACAATAACCAGTGCTAATGTGTGTAAGTTTTATAAAGATGGGAGTTATAAAGGTACTATTACTTTGAATGGGAATGGTACAAATCACGACACATATAATTTTGTTAGCATTGGTGGTTACAATAATGCTTCATATGAATTTGCTGGAAAAATGGGATGCTTTAGAATGTACTCTGAAATACTTACAGCTTCAGAGATAGGACAAAATTATAGAGCAGGTAATTTTTTAAGTTATTCATCTATAATTACATCTAAACACGAAGCGACTCAAGGCACACTATATACAACAAATTTAAATCTTAATTTAGATGCAAATGGATATAGTGGTAGCGGAGATTGGCAAGACGGTGCTAACAATAATGATGGAACAATATATGGCGCAACATATACTAATGATGGTAATTCTGATTATTTTGATTTTGATGGTTCAAATGATTATATGACTGTTGCCGGGTCTGATTTGAATCCTGCTAACATAAAATGTTTTGAAGTTTGGTTTAATACAGATAGCACAGGCGAGCAATATATAATTTCTAATAATAATGGATCTGGAGCTTATGGTTATCATTTAGGTCTTTTCTCAGGTGGAAAATGTTTTATGTGGATATATAGTCAGGAGCAAGCACACTACTATGTAAATTCAGCTTCAGATTCTAGTAATACCTCAGATATTACGGTGGGAGAATGGAATCATGTCGTATGGACTATGGGCCCTAATGCTGCTGATAATAAAATATATTTAAATGGTAATTTAGCATATACAGAATCTTCAGTGGGTGGAGGAACATTTCCCTCTACTGCTGCACATAATGGTATAAGTATTGGAAAATATACATCTAGTGGATGGTTTAATGGTAAAATAGCACAAGTTAGAGCATATTCAACAGCTTTAACAGAAACTCAAATAAATACAAATTATAATGCTACTAAAGCATTATATCAAAATCCTGATATATTAGCTGATTTTAGGCCTTCAAATTATTCATCGGGAACAACATGGAATGACTCTAGTACTAAAAGTAATAATGCAACCTTAAATAATTTTAGTAGTACTGTTGCTGATTATTATGATGAAGAAATTGGTAACTTTTTTCATTTAGATGGTAGTAATGATTATTTTTCAACAAGTATTACTAAAAACTGGGCATCAATAGCTTGGAGTGTAGAAATGTGGTTTAATACTGACACAAGAAATGATAGATATTTATGGGGAATGAGCGATTCTGTTGGATACGGCGTAAATGTTTCTCTTAGAGGTTCTGGTAATAGTTATAATATATTTTTAATTGGAGTAGGCAATTTATCTGCCGGTGTTTATGAAGCAGGACGTTGGTACCATTTAATATATACTTCTGATGGAACAACTAAGAAAGCATATTTAAACGGTTTATTTGTGGGTAGTACTACTACTGCAATAGACAGTAGAGCTAACGGTAAACCATTTACATTTGGTAGATATGGTAGTGTTAATTCAGGTTATTATGATGGAAAATTAGGCCATACTAGAGTATATGAAAATGCTTTAACAGCGGAACAAGTAACACAAAACTATTTAGCTACAAAAAGCCAATATCCTAATGATAATAATTTTACTCTTTATAGCCCTGATTTTAAAAATAGTAGTACTCCTTATTATTTTAGATTTAACGCAGCAAACGATGAAGCTCGAATTTCAAGTGTAGATATTGATGTTAGCATGGGTTTTACTGTTTCAATATATATAAAAAGACATACTTCTGTTAGTGGTTATCAACAGCCTTTTAGAATAACAGGAACAGGTTATCCTTCTTATTTATTTATGATTGCCGGTCATAATGATGCAGTATATTATTATTCAGACGGTACAGGAAATAGCTTTAGTACTTATGGTAGTTCTGGTAATTGGACAGATAATTCTGGTGCATGGAGAAATGTAATATTTACAAGAGAAAATGATCCTGCTGGCTCTACAACCAATAGAGCTGAAGTATATGTAAATGGGTCTTCTAATCATAGTCAAACTAATTTATCAGCAATAACAAATATAACAAATATATATGTTAATAGAGATGCGAGTTATCCCACTTCAAGAAATGCACAGGTTGATGTTGGTTTAATAAAAATATGGAAAAAACCTTTTTCAGACGCTGAAGCATTAGCAGAATACAATGCAACTAAAGAAATATATGGACTTTAATTAAATAATATGAAGAAAAAATTTAAAGATACTGCAGTTGGAAAATTTTTATTAAAAAAAATACCAACTGTAGTCGGATCAATAGCCAGCGGCACACCAGCCGGTGGTATAATAGAAGCTATAATAGGTAGTAGTGAAATGTCTGAGGGTGATAAACAAATTGCTTTAGAAAAACTAAAACTTGAAAGAGCTGAAATAGACGGGACAACAGAAAGGTGGGTCGCAGATGCTGGCTCAGGAGCATGGCTTGCGGCTAATGTTCGTCCTTTAGTATTAATATTTTTAACAGTAAGCTATGTAATTGGGTGGTACTTAAGTTATCCACTTGATTCAATAACCGGTTTATTAACAATAGTAATCGGAGGCTATTTCGGATCGCGAGGTGTGGAGAAAGTCTTTGGAAACAAAATGCACAAATAAAAATGCAAGACTTAAGAATTTATGGTATAAGTTTAGGTGGTATAACCTTTTCTATAATGCCAGATATAAATCCGCTGCTACAAACAGTAGTATTATTATTAACAATAGTATATACCTTAATAGGTATAAAAAATAAATTAAATCAAAAATAAAATGCCTTTAAAATATTTTAATGAATCTGAATTCAATGATTTTAAAATGATGAACAAAAAACTTCTTAATATGTTAGATAACTTACGAGAAGTATATGGTTCACCAATAAAAATAACATCAAGTTACAGAAGTCCTGATCATCCAATAGAAGCAAAGAAAAAAGCACCAGGTGAACACGCATATGGTAATGCTGTTGATATTGCAAGCGTAGGTGGTGAGGCAACATTTAAATTAGTTAAAGCTGCTATGGAGGTTGGCTTTACAAGAATAGGTGTAAGTAGAAAAAATAATTTTGTCCACGTGGGTATTGGTTATCCCGGTGCTCCTGAAATAACTCTTTGGACGTATTAAATAAAATTTAAAGTGAAACAATTCTTAATTGAATTTATTATAATTATAGCAATATTTTTTATATTAAAAATATTTTGGAATGCCAGAGTAAAGTTTTGGCTTGGTAATTTTGTAATAGGAATGAATATATTTGCATGCATATTATATTTATATGGATTTTATAGTAATATTATGCCATATGGTGATGCATTTAGTAAAATATTATTGCATTCTATTGTAGCTATAATTATTCATACGCTTTTTACTTTAGATGAAAAAAACAAAATTAAATGAAATTAATAAGAAAAATATCAATTGGTCAAGATTATAAAAACGAGGCTATGCATTATTCTGTAGGCCAAGAAGTTTATGGTGGCCATACAATATGTGATATATTTGAAAAAGAAGATGGTTATCATATATATATACAAAAAGATAATAATCAAATACCCTGGAAACACTTTAATGGAAATATGGCAGTTTCTGTAGAATACAATTTAGATTATTAATGAAATCACTTTACAATTATATTATATATACTGATAGCAGATACAACAATAAGAAAAACATTGATGGTAAAGAACTTATACTTAATTCAGAACTATCTGAAAGAGATTATAAGTTTGTTAATAGAATAGGTACAGTTAAAAGTGTGCCTATAAATTATAAAACTAAAATAAAACCAGGTGATAAAGTAATTGTTCATCACAATGTATTTAGAAGATGGATTGATGTTAGAGGTAAGGAAAAAAATTCATCATCTTATATTGATGAAAATATTTATTCTGTTAGTCCACAACAAGTATATGCATACAAAAATAACGGTGAATGGAAATGTCCTGATAGATATTGTTTTGTTAAGCCATTACCACAAGATTTTAAATGGAGTGTTTTAAAAGAAAAAGAATTAGTTGGAGAGCTTGTATATAACAATAAGCTTTTAAGCTCATTAAACGTGTCCGTAGGCGATATAGTGGGCTTTACACCAGGTTCTGAATATGAGTTTAATATTGAAAACCAAAAATTATACAGAATTTTATTAAATGATATAACAATAAACTATGGACGTAAAAAAAACAAGAGAAAGACTACTCAAAGCTGCTGAAAACTCTATAGATGAGTTAATAAAAGTTATGAATAAAAAAATGGATCCAGAAGAACTAGATCCTGAAAAAGTAAAAATATCAGCATCAGCCTATAGATTAGCTATGGAAGACGCTATGGCTATGATGGCTAAAGTAGAAGAAATTACAAGTGTAGATAAAGAAGACAAATCTAAAAAACAAGAATTCTTCGGTGTAGAAGATCGTATTAAATAATGTATAAACAAAACTTATATAAGATACACACCGAACATTTATCATCTAAATTAGTTAAAAATAATAATAGATATAAAAAATTCGAGTACGGTTATAATAAAGATTTAGATTGTGTTATTATAAGTAAAGATGGTACAATAGGTGAAATATATGAAATACAAGGATTAAAAATTGCACTTCCTTCAATACCTAAAAAAATTAACGGTCAAGAGTTAAAAAAAGAAGAACAGGTATTTATTAAAACGCCAAAACCAGCTACACTTAAAAAAATTAAAAGTATATATAATTTTAAGTCGTATAACGAAGATATAAAAGAAAAGTATTATGAATACATTAATAAAGAGTTTGATTTTCGTTCTGATGGTTACTGGTTCATGTGCAACGGTGAGCCATGTTACCTCACCGGCTCCCATTATATATACCTCAATTGGACAAAGATCGATGTGGGTTCACCCGATTTTAGGCATGCAAACAGGTTATTCTTTTATTTCTGGGAGGCATGTAAGGCCGATTATAGATGTTATGGAATGTGCTACCTTAAGAATAGACGGTCTGGTTTCTCCTTTATGGCGTCTTCAGAAGTTGTCAACGTGGCAACTATTACCAGAGATGCGAGGTTTGGGATATTATCAAAGACTGGAGCAGACGCGAAGAAGATGTTTACAGATAAGGTTGTCCCGATTTCCACAAACTACCCGTTCTTTTTTAAACCAATACAGGACGGTATGGAGAGGCCAAAGACAGAACTATCGTACAAGATACCATCGAGAAGGCTCACAAGAAAGACAATACAGGCAACCACCCAAACCACCGAAGAGAGTGATCAAATGGGACTTGATACCACCATCGACTGGAAGAATACAGGTGACAATTCCTACGACGGGGAGAAACTACAGATCCTCGTCCATGATGAATCGGGCAAGTGGGAGAAGCCGGACAACATTCTCAATAACTGGAGGGTCACAAAAACGTGTCTCCGTCTCGGTTCGAAGATAGTTGGTAAATGTATGATGGGATCTACATCTAATGCATTAGATAAAGGTGGTAATAATTTTAAAAAAATTTATAATGACTCAGATCTCACAAAGAAAAAGCGAAATCGCAATGGGCAGACTGCTAGTGGATTATATGCTTTGTTCATACCTATGGAATGGAACTTCGAAGGATTCATTAACAAATTTGGTTTTCCTGTCTTCGACACTCCGGAAGCTCCGGTTGAAGGAATTGACGGGGAACTTATCTACAACGGAGTTATCGATCATTGGGAGAATGAAGCAGATGGGCTCAAAGATAATGCCGATGCTTTAAACGAATATTATAGACAGTTTCCTAGAACTGAAAAACATGCATTTAGAGATGAAACAAAAGAATCTATATTTAATCTATCAAGAATATATGAACAGATAGATTTTAATGAAGAAATGGTTGCATCAGGATATGTAACAACAGGTTCTTTTCAATGGAAAAACGGTGTTAAAGATACACAAGTACAGTTTTATCCTAATCCTAATGGAAGATTTAAAATATCTTGGATACTTCCAACAGATATGCAAAACAATATAGAAGTTAAAAATGGTATTAAATATCCAGGTAATAAAGCTTTTGGTGCTTTTGGATGTGACAGTTACGATATAAGTGGAACAACAGATGGGGGTGGTTCAAATGGATCATTACACGGATTAACAAGTTTTTCGTTATCACCAGATGTTCCTAAATCACAATTCTTTTTAGAATATATCGCAAGACCACAAACAGCTGAAATATTTTTTGAAGATGTATTAATGGCAATAGTATTTTATGGTATGCCAATACTTGCAGAAAATAATAAACCTAGATTATTATATCATTTAAAAAGAAGAGGTTATAGAGGATTTTCTATGAACCGACCAGATAAAGTTAGAAATAAATTATCTGTAACAGAAAAAGAATTAGGTGGTATACCTAATACATCAGAAGATATAAGACAAGCGCATGCATCTGCAATAGAATCTTACATAGAAGAAAATGTAGGTATAACAAATGAAGAGCATGGCAGAATGTATTTTCAAAGAACACTCGAAGATTGGTCTAAGTTTAATATAAACAATAGAACAAAGTTTGATGCTTCAATAAGTAGTGGTTTAGCTATAATGGCTTGCCAAAGACATTTATATGCTCCAAGAGCAGAAAGACAAACAAGAAAAATAGATTTTGGATTTTCTAAATATAATAATTCAGGATTAAAAAGTAAAATATTATAATAATGGCAGAAGCTACAGGATATACAACTCAATTTCCCAGCCAGTCGGTTGATGACGCTACAAAAGCTAGTGAAAAATACGGATTGGAAGTGGCAAGAGGTATAAAAAATGAGTGGTTTAGAAAAAGTGCCGGTACAGGTAGGTTTCTTCAAAACCAACGAGAATTCCATAGACTAAAATTATATGCTAGAGGTGAACAGTCAATACAAAAATATAAAGATGAATTTTCTATAAATGGTGATTTATCTTATTTAAATCTTGATTGGAAACCTGTACCTATAATTCCAAAATTTGTTGATATAGTTGTAAATGGTATGCAAGATAGATTATTTACAATTAAAACATTTGCGCAGGATCCATCGTCTACAAAGAAAAGAACTGATTTTGTAGAAATGATGTTAGAAGATATGAATACACAAGACTTCATTAAAGAAGTTGATTCTAAATTAGGATTAAATGTAGAAAATTTTTCTGAAATGCAAATACCTGAAAGTGATGAAGAATTAGAGCTTCATATGCAAATAGGGTACAAACAAGCTATTGAATTAGCTCATGAACAAGCTATTGATAATATTTTTAAAAGAAACAATTATTACGAACTAAAAAAACGTTTAGATTATGACCAAACTGTCCTGGGTATATCTTGTGCTAAGCATACTTTTAATAATACTGACGGTATTAAACTCGAATATGTAGATCCTGCTAATTTAGTATATTCTTATACAGAAGATCCTAACTTTCAAGATGTATATTATTTTGGTGAAATAAAACAAATAAAATCTAACGAACTTAAAAAACAATTTCCTGGATTATCAGATGAAGAGTTTGAAGATTGTATAAAAAGATCTTCTAAAATGAATCAATATGATTATACTAATAATGATTCAAATGATTCTTATGATTCTAATACATTAACAGTACTGTATTTTAATTGGAAAACCTGGGAGCAAAGTGTATTTAAAATAAAAGAAACATCTTCTGGCGCAAAAAAAGCAATTAAAAAAGATGATAATTTTAATCCACCTAAAGATCAAAGAACAAGATTTGAAAGAGTAGCACAAGCAAGAGAAGTTATATATGAAGGTGTTATGGTTTTAGGTGCTAATAAACTTTTAAAGTGGCAGAAAGCTGAAAACATGGTTAGACCTGATTCAAATGTGAACACAGTTATGATGAACTATGTTGTTAGTGCACCTAGATTTTATAAAGGTAAAATTGAAAGTTTAGTTAGTAGAATGGTTACCTATGCTGATTTAATACAACTAACACATTTAAAATTACAACAAGTAATACAAAGAATGACACCATCTGGTGTATTTGTAGATGCTGACGGATTATCTGAAATAGATTTAGGTAATGGTACAAATTATAATCCGCAAGAAGCATTAAATTTATATTTTCAAACAGGATCTATTATCGGTCGTTCTATGACCGTAGATGGTGATATGAACCCTGGTAAAGTTCCTATTCAAGAATTACCAGGCGGTGGTGGACAACAATCTACACTTTTAATTCAAGCATATAATTATTATTTAAATATGATAAGAGATGTGACCGGATTAAATGAAGCAAGAGATGGTTCTGATCCAGATCCGCATGCTTTAGTAGGTGTACAAAAATTAGCAGCTGCAAATTCTAATACAGCTACAAGACATATATTACATAGTTCTATGTATATAACTAACGAATTAGCTGAAGCTATATCTATAAGATTAAAAGATGTACTTACTTATCATCCTCAAAGAGATGTATTTGTTAAAAGTTTAGGAAGGTTTACAGTGGGGGCTTTAAAAGAATTAGAAAATGTTCATCTACATGATTTTGGTGTATTTATTGAATTAGATCCTGATGAAGAAGAAAAGCAATTAGTTGAAAATAATATACAAATAGCTTTATCAAAAGATCAAATACATTTAGAAGATGTAATAGATATTAGGTCAATAAAAAATATAAAGCTAGCTAATCAATTATTAAAATATAGAAGAGCTAGAAAAGCTGCTGCAGATCAAATGAAAGCAGAAAGAAATATTGCTGCTCAATCGCAAGCTAATGCACAAGCGGCTCAAGCTGCTGAACTTGCAAAAGCTCAAGCTGAAACTGTAAAAGTTGAATCAAGAATGAAGCTTCAAGAAGCACAAAAGAATTTTGATATACAAAAACTTGAAACAGAAGCTAGAACAAAAAGAGAGTTAATGCAATTTGAGTTTGATTTAAACATGAAATTAAAACAAATGGAGTTAGATTCAAAAGAAAAAGTGGAACTTAGTAAACCTGTACGAAGTGCAAAACCTTCTAAGCCATTTGAATCTAAAGGTAACGATGTTTTAGGTGGAATTGATCTTTCAAGATTTGAACCTAAATAAATTTTAAATTATTATATATTATTAAATTATGGAAAAGTGGAAAGTAAAAGGAATCGTCACAGACGAACCAAAATCTAAACAACAAACAGAACAAGCTGTTTTAGATAAAGCTGTAGAAAAAGGTGAAATTGAACCAGAAGCTGCAGGCAAAAAAGATAACGATGTTATAAAAGTAGATTTAGATAAATTAAAAAATAAAGAAAAAGATGCCGTTCAGAAGCAAAGCACAAATGAGGTATCTGTACGCGACGGATCCGAAACTAGCAAAGAAGTTCAAAAGGAAAACAAAGAGGAAGTTAAAGAACCTGCCGGAGAAAATAAACAAGAAGAAAACAATAAAAGTAACAAGGAAGAACAAGGGGAAGAAATAGATTCTCCTATTGAACTTATAAAAGAAGAAGAAAATAAACAGCCACAAAAAGTTGAAACTAATCAACCTAAAGTTGATCAACGAGCGGCTGAAGTAAACGAAAAACCCGAACCAAAAGAACCTGAAGTAAATTTACCAGAAAATGTTGATAAGCTAGTAAAGTTTATGGATGAAACTGGAGGTTCAATTGAAGATTATGTAGCTCTTAATAAAGATATATCTAGTTTAAAAGATAGCGAATTGTTAAGAGAATATTATACAAAATCTAAACCATGGGAACAATCTGAAATATCAGAATATATGGAAGATAATTTTTCATATACTGAAGATGATGACCCTAAAGAAATACGTGCTAAAAAGCGCGCATACAAAGAAGAAATACATAAAGCTCGACAGTTTTTTACTGTTAATAGGGATAAATATTATGCTGACATCAAGTTGAAGAAGCAAACTGAAATACCTGAACAATATCAAAATGCTTTGAAGTTTTATGAAGATTCAAAAAGGAACGAAGAAATAAACAAAGAAATAACAGATAAATTTTTACAAAGAACAGACAGTGTTTTTAGTAACGACTTTAAAGGATTTGATTTCCAAGTTGGAAATAACAAATATAGATAT